CAAAGGACAAGTGACCATTGAATCTGGCAAATCAAGACAGATGAAAGGACATCCACATATTGAGTCTGGGAAATCTCGTATTTCAAAAACACAAATGAAATTGGAATATGGGCCACAAGAAATTGATATGACAGTTGAAGGATGGTTTTCAGATGATACCACGACAAAACGTATCAAATGGAATGGACTTCTGATCAAGACAATGAACTACGCCCAATCACTTGGTTTGCAAGATGAAGATTTTGTTGAATTTCTTCGTGATGCTATTCCATCTTGGAGTGTTTTCAAAACAATGTCAGAAGAAGAAATCGAGAACATTGATATCACCAAACGAATGTTTTGTAATCAGTATGAAGGATGGGTTTCGACCAATGCTTCAGACCTCAACATCAAATTGCGTTCAAACATGGGAAAGATCTTGTGGTTGAATGACAAAGGTGAGATTATAAATGGTGCTGCCCCTATTCGAATTTTCTTTCCAGTAGGACGCACCTTTATAATAAATGCTCATTATGTTCGTTTGATTGATCGTATGCAAGAAAAACAACCAATGTTTAAGATTCGCATATGCTCATCCTTTTCTGACACGGGAATTGACTACTATTGGAAAGACCTTCAGCCACTTGTCAAGGACTACACGCGTGCAGGCCAAATGACTGATTTGTGTTGCATTCAACTTGATAAGAAATGTATGCGATACCCAGATTTGCGTAAGCACATCATGGAGCGGTCCTATCTTTCAAATCTTGTTGGTACTCGTGTTGTGTCGACTGTTGCTGATTGTGCCAATAAAACGTTTGAGACGAAGTTTGGCATGGTTGAAAACTTGACACTTCAGGAGACAGTTGACACTGATGGATCACGTTTCACATGTCAATCTGCAACAACCAACATTGGTTCCCGTGAAGGAGACTGTGGTAGTGTTTATCTTATGGATAGTCTGACTAGTGCAAGACGCATTTGTGGAATTCACTTTGCAGGCTGTGCAGGGAAAGCATGTTTCATTCCTCTGGTATATGAAGACCTAGTCGACATTATCGATGAAGATGAGCAAGTTTTGCCAGATTATGTTCCATCTGAAGACACACCGGCCGCTATTGTAGAAGGAAATTGTGTTTCATTGGGTGATATTCTTGATCCTCCATATCCAAATGTGAGTACAAAAATTCACTCAACTCAGATCAAAGACAGAATTTATCCAACAGAGATGGCCCCTGCAAAACTGATGCACCCGGAAAAAGTGGACGGTCCCATGTTCAAAGGAATCCAAAAACAATTTAAGAATGTACCGACGCTTGACGCAAGTATTCTGAAAAGAAGTGTCCTATCGTATAAACAACAATTAGCGAAATCAAAATGTAATTATTCAAACATGAAAGTATTGGATTTTGATCAAGCCGTCAAAGGAACTGATTCGGAATACATCAAGGGTATAAACCGCGTAACATCTGCAGGTTATCCTTGGTGTCATGAAAAATCAAAAGGCAAAACTCTTTGGTTTGGAAATCTTGAATGGGATCTGTATGGAAAGAAGGCTCAACAAGTTCGAAAAGTCGTTACTAAACAAGTTGAGGCGATGAAGCAAGGATTTGTTCAACCATACATCTTTGTTGACACATTGAAGGACGAAACATTACCCAAGTTGAAGGTTGAAATTGGCAAAACACGTGTTTTTGCAGCTGCCCCAATGGATTTTGTCATTGCATTCCGAATGTACTTTATTTCATTTATTGCTTTCCTTATGGAAAAACGTATTGATACAGAAAGTGCTGTAGGAATTCGCTGTCAATCTTTGGAATGGGACAAACTTGCAAAACATTTGTTGAAGTATGGTGACCATCACGTGGCTGGAGATTTCAGTAACTACGATGGCACTCTGCATCCTGACATTCTTTGGAAAATCTTGGAAGTGATTGAAGATTATTATCGTCAATCTCCAACTTACAAGAAAGAAGACACGGTGGTTCGTAAGTGCTTGTGGGAAAGTGTTGTAAATTCTTATCACATTTGTGGAAAGAGACTATACAAACTCAATCACTCACAACCGTCAGGCAATCCAGCAACTGCTATTTTGAACAGCATGTACAATTCGATTGCATGTCGTGTTACATTCTACACTGAACGACCAGGAAATGAGGAATTCAATGATTGTGTTTCAATGGTTGCTTATGGTGACGATAATCTCTTGAATATCTCATCACGAGTTTCATCTTGGTTCAATCAAGAGTCAATGACTCGAGCTTTTGCAACATTTGGCATGGTCTACACGGATGAAGAAAAGACCGGAACAATGACAGGCTTCAAGCCACTTGACAAATGTTATTTCCTGAAACGTGGTTTTGCTTTCGATGCTGACAATCGCATATGGATGGCTCCTCTCAAGATTCCATCAATCCTTGAATGTTTCAACTGGATTCATGGTAACACATTGTTTGAAGAGCGAGTAATTGAACAAAACGCTCGAGCGGCTTTTGCAGAACTGGCATTGCATGATGTTGATACGTTCGACAATTATGTCCGGAGAATCAAAATGGTTTGTGGTGACGAATATGAACTTACACTTGTAAGTCAAGACTATCACGATTATCGTCTAATGGTGCGCGACAACACGCTCTTGACAAACCTGCCGGAACTCAACTGGACGTAAACTCAAACCCCCGCCCGAAGGCATTAAACTACAGGTCAAATGAATCAATAGACCGTCCATTGAGTTGGGAAATAGAGTGCCTATTTAGGAAACCACACTCATGAGCAATCCTCTAAACAAGGTTGATTCAATCCTACAAGCTATAGGCTGAGCGACATAGGATGTAAATAAAGCCTGCAAACACAAACACA